CCCGCCAGTTCGCCAAACTCACGCGGGAACATGATGACGGAATCGTGTGCGGGTTCTTCTGCCGCAACTTTGACCTGTTCTCAAAGCCGGGAGAAGTGCCCGCGCATGAACAATGGTATTCGTTCCCGTGTATCAGAATACCGAACGTTTTTATTGTGCCGTTCCGGGCGTGGTTTGAACGCGTCAAAAATATGGAAAGGTATGCGCCATATTACAAGGAAAACAAACATGACGATTGGTTTTGGAAAGAATACATGAGGTGCGAATGTAAAGGCGTAACCGCGCTGAATCTGACACCGAACATTGTGGATCATATTGATTATTTATTGGGCGGCACTTTGGTCAACAAAGGCCGCCTAATGCCTGTCAACCGCGCGGCGTATTTCCCGGACGGTGATTTAGTGGACGCATTAGAAGCGAAACTAAAATGCGGTACTTGATACACACTTACCCGTCCCGGCTTTGGTACGTTGAACAATACCTTATTCCGTCCATGCTGGCGCAAGGGATCGCGCAAGAAGATGTTTCCGTTTACAACGATACGGAACACTTGGGCAACTTGTTTGCGTTTGTGGAAAGTCTGAAGACGCTACCGAAGACGGGCGGGACATGGCACTTGCAGGACGATGTAATCATATGCCGGGAGTTTAAGAAACTGACGGAACAATATGACGATGGCGTTGTCTGCGGGTACTGCTGCCGGGAGTTTCAACCGCTCGGCGGGGCTGGCGTTGTGCCGATAGCGCAACAATGGTATTCGTTCCCTTGTATACGGATACCCAACGATATGATACCGGGCTTTTTGCTGTGGTTCAAAAACAACCATTTGCGGGCGAAATATAACAACTATACGCGGGAACGGAAATTTGATGATTTCTTCTTCCTTGAGTATTGCCGGATAGAACATAACGGAGAAACGGCGTTGAATCTTGCACCGAACTTGGTAGACCATGTGGACTATTTAATCGGCGGCACTTTGGTAAACAAGAACAGACAATGGGAAACGACACGCGCAAGGTATTTCCCGGATAATGACTTGGTAGACGAATTAGCACAGAAATTAAACAGATGATTAGAAGCGCGGGAACGCGCTTTTTTCATGCCCTACGGCGGGGCTAACGCCGGAAATTTTACGCGAAAGCGGGGATAGACCACGATGGAAGAAACTGTAAAACAGGAACAGACGGCAGAACAGCCGGAGAGAACATTTTCCCAAGCCGAAGTAGACGCCATTATCGGCGACAGGCTCAAAAGAGAACGGGAAAAGTTCGCAGATTATGCCGACTTGCAGAAGAAAGCAACGGCGTATGACGAAATGGTCAAGACCAGCGGCGAAGCGCAGAAAGAAGCAGAAACGCTGAAAGCGCAGTTAGCCGAAATGCAGAAGACCATTGAAAAGAGGGACGCGCGCGACAAGGTAGCCGCCGAAACGGGCGTCCCGGCAAATCTTCTGACCGCAGACACGGAAGAAGAATTGCAGAAACAGGCGGCGGCAATACTGGCCTTTCGCGGACAAGTGCCGAAGTATCCCAACGTGCCGGACGGCGGGGAAACGCCGAAACCGACAGACGGAAGCACCCGGCAACAGTTCGCGGCATGGTTTGAAAATAATATCAAAAAGTAAAGGAGAAAAACAAAGATGTCCAGCGGAACTGCTATTAACAGAACCTATATTGACCTCCCGTCCGACATTTCCAGCGAAATTCTTCAGAAGACGCAGGAGGAATCCGCAATCATGCGTCTTGCCCGCAGAATCACGCTGCCCGGCAACGGCGCAACTATTCCCGTAATTTCCGGCGACCCCACGGCGGCGTGGGTTGCTGAAACTGGTTTCAAGCCCGTTTCCAACGCGTCCCTCACCACGAAACTGATGAGCGCGTACAAGATCGCGGTCATTGAAACTTTCAGCGATGAGTTTACCCGTGACGTTCCCGCCCTGTATGACGCGCTTGTCGCCCGTCTTCCCGGCGCGCTGGCGAAGTGCTTTGACGGCACTATTGTCGGTGCTGTTGACGCCCCCGGCGACAACATTGATACGTTCGCGCTCTGCACCACGCAGAGCCTTATCCCGTCTTCTGGGCACACTCTGTATGACGGGCTTGTGGCGGCTGATTCTGATATTGCCACGCACGGCGGTATTCTGAACGGCTTTGCTTTGAGCGCGCAGGCGCGCGGCCTGCTGCTCGGCGCGGTTGATTCTACCGGGCGTCCCCTGTTCGTCAACAGCGTGGCACAGGGCGCGATCCCCATGATTCTTGGCGCGCCGACCTATTTTAACAGAGGTATTTACAAGGCCGGAACGGCTGGTTCTTCCGGCACGCCTGCCGTTGTGGGTATTGCGGGCGATTGGACGCAGGCCGTTTACGGAACTGTTGAGGGCGTCAAGATTTCGTTCAACGATTCCGGCGTTGTCACCACCAACCCCGGCACGACCAGCGCGGTTCAGATCAACCTTTGGCAGCAGAACATGATTGCCGTTCGTGCGGAAATTGAAGTCGGTTTCCGCGCCGACAAGGATTGCTTCAATCTGCTGACGGGTGCTGTGCCTGTGGAGTAATGGTTAAATTCATTAACGCCTATACGGGAACGGTAATGTATGTCGCGGAAGACCGCGTAGAAGAATACAAAGCGGCGGGGCATAAACCCGCCGCCGTTCCCGCCAAAAAGAAAACGAAGAAAAAGTAAAGGGGTGCGCTATGGGGTACGCAACCGTTCAAGATGTGCAGAAAAGGCTTGTTGATACCCTGTCAGCAGACCAAGAAAGAATTTGCGCCGCCCTGTTAGACGATGCGGCTGTTCTTGTGGACGCTTACGCGCCTAACGCGTCAGAGGACGCAAAGAGCCTTGTTTCAATCCGCATGGTTATGCGGTGCATGGAAACCGGGGATATTCCCGTAGGCGCGACACAGGGATCACAGAGCGCACTTGGATACTCTCAAAGTTGGACATACGGCAACGGCGCGACCGGGGAACTTTACCTTTCCAAGACGGAAAAGAAACTGTTAGGTTGCGGGGATCGTATCGGTTCGTATAGTCCAACACAGGAGATGATACCGCAGGACGTGATGCTATGCTGAAAGGCAGAGAAATCACGTTATACGAACGCACGGAGGGCGTTAAGGACGCGTTCAACCGCCCAACCTATACGGAAACACCCGTAATAGTTAAAAACGTCCTAATTGCCCCGGTCAGTTCAGAGGACATGATTTCAGAACTGAATTTAACGGGCAAACGTGCGATATATCAGTTAGGAATCCCCAAGGGAGATACGCACAAGTGGGAAAACGCCCGCGTGTTCTTCTTTGGGGAGAACTGGAAAGTAATAGGAACACCGACAGAGGGACAGGAGGAACTAATCCCCCTGTCGTGGAACAGGAAAGTCCGGGTGGAACGCTACAATGCCCAAGACTAAAATCGTGCTGAATAGCGCGGGGGTTAGGGCGATGTTACAATCCCCGGAAATGCAGGCGTTGTTATCTGAAAGAGCGTATGAGATCGCGCAACGTGCCGGAAATGGTTATGAAACAGACGTGTTCGTGGGAAAAACCCGTGCGAACGCGTCTGTTTTTGCAAGCACCGAAGATGCCATGAAAGACAACATGGACAATAACACGCTATTAAAGGCGGTGAGATGATGGTTGAAATTACGGTTTTGAAATACCTTGAAAATCTGTTAAGCGGGATACCCGTCTATGCGGAAATGCCGGAAGAAATGCCGGACACATTCGTCATACTTGAGAAAACAGGGTCAAGCCGGGAAAACCATATCAACGCCGCAACGATAGCGGTTCAGAGTTACGCGCCGACTATGTACGAAGCCGCCGCGCTGAACGAAACCGTGAAAACTTTTATGGACGCGTTGCCGATAGCACAGCAAATTTTCAGATGGCTTGACGACTATGACACCGTGTTCCGTTGCAAACTCAATTCAGATTACAACTACACCGACACAAGCATAAAAAGATACCGTTATCAAGCGGTATACGACATTACCTATTAGGAGGGAAATAAATGGCGCAGACTGTAACTAACGTTACCGCCGCGAAGCCCGTAGTTGGCGGCGCGGTATCTGTCGCGGCGACTACCGCAACCCTGCCGACCTCAACGGGGACAACGCTGGGGAGCGGCTGGACGGGGCTGGGCTATATCTCTGAAGACGGATTGACCAACAATAACACCCCGGAAAGCGAAACCATCAAGGCGTGGGGCGGCGACATCGTTCTGACACCCGTTTCCGGCAAAGAGG